TGTCCCGGAGCTGATCCACCTATTTCAATGCTGCTATTAACACCTAGTGTGCCATTGACCCCACAGGTGCCATTCGCAGTGAAACCTCCACTGGTAAACCCCCCCGTAAGCGTGGCCGCTCCGGCGACCGTCACGTTGTTGGCAAAGGTCGCCCAGCCATCGCTGCGATTGATTGAGAACGGCGTGCCGAGATAAGCTCCGGAGTCGTTGAAGCGATCGACAGCAAACGCAGAACCGGCATTACCGCCAGACTCGGCCACACTACTCGCTCCGTTGATACGCCAACGCGCAATGCCAGCAGTAAAAAAATTAATTACCCGGTCCGTCCCGGCATTGCCGGTAATATAGGTTTCCGCTCGTCAGCGGCAAATACGCCCCCACCGGATTGGTCGTCACAAACGGCAATCCACTTGCGATATCGTAGGCCTTGCCATCGGCACCTATCCTCATTCCAGCAGTCCAGGTGCTTCCTGCATCATTCAATTGCCCAAAATAACTCTGCCCATCGCTTTGCCCGACCATCATGGTTTTCTTCTTGTTAGCTGGTGCGTCCGTAATATGGACTTGATAGCCGCCAGAGCCGGCCGTCTGCATTCCAAGCGAACCCGTGATATCAGTTGCGCCAGTCTTCGGCACATAAGCCAGAGCCTTGGTAACCCATGCCGTCCCGTTCCATTCCTCGAGCAGTCCGCTATTGATCCGCTTAAAGCCGGTCTGCTTGCCGGCCGGGTCCATACCCTCGAGCCACTTGGCATTGGCGACCATGTTGTCGCGGATATATTCCAGCACGTCCGGCTGGGTGGCCGAGTCGTAAAGATCGGCCGGCAAGGGATGGGCATAGTCAATCGTCATTTCAAACCCCTTTGACAATCCACGAGAACTTGCCGCCCGCGGGTAAACCTGTCGAACCAAACGTATAGACCGTCATGCTCTGTTGATCGAAGGCAATGATCGCGCGGCCATAGGTAATGCTCGCGTCCATGCTGGTGATCGACACCCCGCGGATATCTACAAAGTCCACGTTGAAAACAACCACGCATTGCCCGCTTGCGTCAGTCGTGGCAATACCCGAATCGTCCTTGTACTTGACATCGATTCGATAGGAGACATTCGTCAGCAGCACCATGCCCTGCTTGTCGGGACTGGTGGCCACTTCCGTATCGACCTTGACGTACCGAGTATTCGCTGGCAACAGGCTCGAGGCGGAATCGAGCGCTTCCTGCATCAGTATCCATGTCGTCCCGCCCGAGAGCTTGGCCCACAGCCGCATCGTCACGGTGGGCGCCGGCGCCAGCACGTCATAAGTCGCATCGGCCGACACCATCAGCGGCGGCAATGGGTTGATGTAGTCGTACTCCCAGGAAATCAGGGCCGGCGTCGTATTGGCTGGCTGCGCGTAGATCGGAAACCCGGCGCTTATCTGATCGTTGATGGTCAGCCATCCCGGCCCGGTGAAATGCTGGGTCCATGTCTCAGTCGTGTTGACCGGCGCTATCCAGTTGAACGGAACTCCGCTATCGGCAACATTGGTTTCGGTCGTCTCCGGCTCGGGAAGCAGGTTGTCGATCTGATCCAGCAGGAAGTAGTTATCCGGAGCGGCAAGCGTCAGGATGATGCAGGCCGGATCGGCGCGGTTGCCGGCATAGTCCACCCCGGCGACGCAATACTGCCATTCACCCGGCTGCTGCTCATCGAGCACCGCGAATTCCCCGGAGTACTTGCCGACGTAGACCGGTGCGGCCTTCGATGCCCGGGACTCTATCTTGGCAAACGTCTCAGGCTGGATGACTCCCAGGCTATGCGGAAGACGGAAGGGCTTCGGTGAACCCTTGCGCAGGTAGGCGGCCAACTTCGACTTGACGATTTCGTAGTACTCGATCTGGAAGGATGTCTGCGCCGTCCATTCGCCGGATACCGTCCCGGTGAGGGTGCCCCAGCGTAGGAATGCGGTATTGCCGACAGAGTTGCCTGCAACGGGGACTTGCTTCGGGCGGTCGACGTGAAAGGCCCCGGAAACGGAGCTTGAGCGCAGGCCATACACGTCTTCCATGGCCGCAAATACCAGCCAGTCCCCGGCCAGGAAGATAGCGCCAAGGTCGATGGTATTGGCCTTGATCTTGCGCTCCGTTCCCGCGTTGTCGTCCCAGGTAGATCCTGCCGGGCCGTAACGGATCACGTAGAACTCAAGCAACGGATCGGCGGATGCCGGCCAACTGACGCGCACTGTCCTCGCCAGGACTTCAGCGGAGACGCTCGCCAGTGGATCCGGATTGGTCATGACGCCAGACGGCAATTCAACGGAGACACCCGCCGCCGGGCCTTGGTAGCCTGGCCAGACCGGCACGACTTCGTAGGGGATGGATGCGCCGTAGAAGGGCTCCTTCCACGTCTCGACGCCGGCCAGCACTTGGAAGCTCGTGTCGGATGCCCGGCCGACTTCAGTGCGCGTCCCGTCCGGGCTGATCTGGTAAATCAGGTAGTAGCTCGGCAGGAAGCCGCGGGTGTCCGGCACATCCCATTGAAGGAAGGCGTCCGCCTTCGGAATCCGCTTGTCGAACCAGGCAATCACCCGGGCCGTCAGGTTGCGAACGGGTTGCGGCGTGAAGGATTCGGTGGAGCCAGGCTGGGGAATGTAGGGGGGGATCGTCCCTCGTTCCGCGTCGTAGATTCCCGGTGCGTATTCGATGAAGTCGATCTGTGCCGTCAAGTCTTTTCCAGGACGAACCGCCTTGACGAAATACTTGCCCTCGACTTTCCCGGTCGTCCCGTAGAGGATCAAGTCCCCCACCTTGGCCGTCGACGGAACCGATGCACAACCGAGCGTCTTGTTATCCACAACGGTGGCCGCGATGACATTGGAAATCACTGCCTGGTCGGAACGGAAGCGCACGCCGAACGGCACCTCGAACATTTTCATGTCCGAATCGAGGGTAACGTTCAATCCGTTGATGGCCTCGATCCTGGCTGACCATCCGCCGACCTTCAGAACGTCATGGACCACATAAACCAGGTCGCCACGGGTGCAAATGATGTTTTCGATATCGGTGGACAGGCTGAATTGTTCCTGTTGCAGCAAACCACGGGCGAGCGTTACCCGGCCTTCCCGGATAGCCTGTTCCCAGGTCGTGATGCCGAACGTCTGATATTCCTCGAAGATACTGGCGTTTGACAGGTTATAGCCGGGCGAATAAACGATGCCATCCGCCGGCTTGTAGTCGGCGCTCGGATCGATCCACTTGACGCGCAAGCCGTGCGGGATATCGAGAAAGGCCTTTTGCGATGACAGGCCCCAACTGTTGCGCGGCGTAAATGTCTGGACCGGCGTAAGGTTCTCTTCGTCGATGATGACGGAATACTTATTGTCCTTCATCGTCGGCATGGCCCGACCATTCGAAGCCACGGACGACAGTAGTTCCCACAGGGTATAGCTCTTGTCGACAACGAAATCACAGTAAGCATTCGGCTGGCTGAATCCTGTCTCGATTCGTTCGTTGCGTTCCTTCCACCGCTTGATCGTTGCGAAGTCAATCCGCGCGTCAGGAATCGGGCGCTTGTTTGCCGGCCCTCGCAGAAGATCCAGAAAGATTTCCGCCGGGTTGCGCGTTGCCTTGTACTGGAACGTCTCGCCATTCCAGCCTGGCAGGACGGACGTTGCCACGGCGTTGAGGTTATCGAGCGTCCCACTTAGTTGATCCGTCGCCTTGATCCTGATTTCCAGCAGGGTCACGGGAACGTCCGGCGCCACGGGTGCCACGCCGCCGGCAAACGACTTGACGGCAACGATGGCCCTTTGTCCTGCATAGCGGGTATCGGTCGGGACCGGATCAATCTGCGTTATCTGAATATCCCATGGGGCCTTGTATGGAAAGCCGATATGGATTGTCACAACGAACGGACTGGCAGTCGCCCGCCCTACATACCAAGTATCCAGTTGCTGCGGATCTGCTGACGTTACCGGCACCCATCCACCGCTATACGGCTTGCTAAAAGGAACGATGTAAGGCAATCCGGCGGTTAGATTCACTACATTGGCATTCGCGCTTTCGACTGTTGCCATGTAGCCAGCGATATTGATCCATGATCCTGGGCTCGGAAAGACATTGTTATCCCACTTTGCCGCAAAACCATTTTTCTTTCCCGCGGGGAATGCCCATCCTATATCCGTTATATAGTCTGCTTGCAATTGACCGCTATAACTAGTATTCAATCCTCCTTCGCTTATACTGACCCAGGCGTAATTACCAAGAGGTTGCCACGTGGAGGAAGCCGTTTCCTTGAAATAAATTTGATGCGCTGACATCCGGCTTTCAATCCCGCCCCTGTCATTGAAGTAACCCAGCCCCTTAAGATAAGCGATGTCAATCTGCACCGAATCCGTCTCGGGTCGGCTTGTTACGACGGTAGGAACCCACTGCACCAGGGTCAGGCTGTAGCCATCCTGCCATACGTCCGTTTTGTAGAAGTCCAGCGGTTGCCCCGCCAGGTACTGATCGTGAATCTTGATCTGCACATCCTTGTAGTTCCAGACTGAAGTCGTTCCGATCCGGATGTCCTCGATCTGCAAGGGCGAATAGCCAAACGAATAAATGCCGGTGAAATAGTTGTTGTCACCTTCCACGGTGGTATAGGGCGCGGCGCAAATGTCGGGATAGACCCGGTGCCGGCCGTAGACTTTCAACAGCGGGCCGTAGGGACGTGCCGGGTTGGACTGGCCACCGATGGAATAGGCGTTCGAGACTTCGAAATTTTCCGCCGCAGCGGTACGGACGGGCGGCGGCTTGAATATGGCGCTGATTGCCAGGTTTCCCAGGACCGCAATTCCGACCGTCAAGGCTTTGAAAGCAAGGCTTCCCGCCGCGGCTGCTGATCCCACTTCCATCCCTAGTATGAGACCGGCCGCATAGGGCGCCGCGATGGCAATGGCAATCGATGCCACGATGGCCAATATGCCCTTGGATTTCCGGCCTCCCTCGAGGCGCACCGTCACCAGCACCAAGGCACCTTGCTTCGGGCGAATCCGGCCCCACCAGGCCCGCGGCATCATCTCGCCATTGACCAGCACCACCACCTGATTGATGACGCCAGTCGGCCAGGGGAAGGAGGCAACCATCTGGGCAAGGCTGGTCCCGGCCGGAACCTCGAGGTGTTCCGCGTCCCTGTCGCTCAGTAAGTGCGGACGGATTACGAAATCCATCGGTACAGCCCTTCGATCCTGTGGCGCCAGGCATTCACCAGGTAGGACTCCCGCACCGTCCCGCGGCCTTCCATGCAGTGCAGCATGAACCCCGATTCCAGGATCAGCCCGGCGTGGATGGGATAGCCGGCCAGCGTCAACACCACCACGTCGCCGGGTTCTTCCTCGCCGATCTCGATCCTTTGCCAGGCCTTTGCATTGATCACGATGGCCCGGCTCACGCTGTCCTGGGTTCGCGCGGATTCGTAGCAGTCCAGATAGGACGGAACATGGTTGCCGAAGTAATTGCGCGACAGGTAATAGATCAAT